TCGTACAGGAGGCCGCCGCCCACCTGCACCTGCTCCGACACGCTCTCCCCGCCCAGGGAGGCCGTCACCGTCCAGGTGCCCACGTGTGGCAGTTCAAAGTCCGTCGAACCCGTACCCTGCAGGGTTGTTTCCGCTCCGTCCGAACAGGTCACGGACGCCCCCGTGCAGGTCGTCACGGAAATGGTGGGGCTTTGTACGCCGATGGCCTCTTTCAGCGCCTGCAGCGTGGTCCGCTTGTGCTGGCCGGCGGTGGCGTCGTAGAACGGGATCAGGTCCTGCGTGGTCATGCTCTCCGCCGCCGTCAGGGTGTTGGTGGGCGCCTGGTAGTCGGTGCCCGGCGTGGCCGCTCCCACGTTGTACGTTTCGCCCTCCTCGGTGGTGGTCTTGCTCCCTTTCAGCAGGCCCTCCACCTTGATCTGGTCCTGCTTGCCCTCCAGGGCGCCGCCGTGGGCGTCCGGGTCCTCGTTGTGGTCGTCGATCAGGTCCTGCAGGCTCTCCTCCAGGTCGGGTTTCAATGTCTGGTTGAAGTATTCCGCCACGTCCTCGGCGGTCATCCACGCCTCCGCCGGGTATGCCACGTCAACCTGGATCCCGGTGGTGACGGTGATGGAAACGGGATACCGGCGCACGTCCGGGGCGGCCCCGGCCACGTAGGCGCTCACGTACTGCTTGGCGTCGCCCAGGGAACCGTACCCGATCATGGTTTCCGCGCCGTTCCCTACCTTGCCGAAAATGCCAAATTCACCGATCCAGAACCCTTCCTGCAGGCCGCCGTTCAGGTCGGACCGATACTCCACGATCATGTTGACGTTGTTCCCGTCCACCATCGTCTCGGTGCTGGTGGCCTCCGGCCCCGGGTTGATCAGGTTTGTCAACTTCCTGGCGGCCTCCGCGTTGTCTGCGGTGCCCTCGCCCACGACCGCCTTTGTGATGGTCAGGGTTTGGCCCGCCACCATGCTGGCCAGCAGGCTGTTTCCTGCCTCGGTGATTACAAATCCGTAAAACATGGGTTTTCCTCCTGTTTAGATTGCCGCCGGGATGGCGGTTTGTGTAATGGTGCCGAATGTTCCGCCCGCTCGGATCATGTCCTCCAGGTGGTAGTCCACCGCCGCCTCCGGCAGGGGCGTGGACGTGTAGCCCTTCCCCATGGTCCCCGTAAACGTCACCATATCCGGGTCCATGGCGGTGATCGTGATAATATCATCCAGCCACGACGAAAGGCGCTTGACGGAGGACAGGACCCGCCGGAACTCCTCCAGTTCCCCCGGCCCCACCTCTCCGCCGTCGCCTACGTAGGCCCGGAAGTGGTGTGGATCCCCGTCATACTCGTACCATTCCTCGATGTACCCGGTTTCAAAGATGGTTTCAATGATCCGGTTCACCGCCGCCGGCGTCCCCATCTGCGTGTAAAACAGGAGGGACCCCTGGATCAGCGCCCGTTTGGTTTTCAGGGAATAGTTTTCATCATAGGACGGGGTGCGAAGTTCTACGGCCATATAGTCCAGCAGCCACTCCGGCATGGTCGCTATGGCCGCGTAGGTTCTGGCCGCGTCGGAGTAGGCGCACAGTTTTTCAATCTGCCGCCCCACCGCGTAGGCGAAAGCCTTGGTTTCCACCTGGCTGGCCAGGTTTTCAGGCATAATGTCCGTGAACCGGCTCCCGGAAAGTTTAATCATCCTCCAGCCCTCCGTAACTGATCACGGCGTCCCCCTGGAGGGCGGACACCTTGGTGGCGTCCACGGCGGTGTATGTGGGGGCCGTCACGGTCACGCGCTTGGCGCCCGCGTCCATGACCATGTGGACCAGTTGGGAGGGGTTAATATCCCGCCCGATGGCTCTTTGCCAGGTCTGGTAGTCCGCCACGGCCTGGGCCACCGCCGCCTGGATGGTCACGGCTTTGGCGCTGTCGCTCCGGTTGATGTAATAGGTCAGGTTGATGGTGTACGTGACCTCTTGCGGCGCGGCCACCCGTACCAGGTCCGTCATGGGCCGGATCGTCTTGCCCTGCAGGTATCCCTCCAGGCCCTCGATCATTTCCTCCCCCGGGGTGCTGCCGTCGGCCATGATGAAAACAATGTCCACAGTCCCCGCCGCCTGGTTGCTGGTGGCCACCACGTCGCCTATGGCGGCGCTGTACGCCTTGGCGTGGTACAGGTATCCGTCCTCCGGTCCGGCCGTAGAATAGGCCCCAGGGGCCAGGAAAACCCGCTCCGCCAGGTCGTCGTCGCTCTCGATCTCCGCGCCGCCCTCGGTGGCCGTCGTGTTGGTCACGCTGGCCACGTAGGGGATCGGATCCACAATGGTGGCCAGTTCTCCGGCGGCGAACCCATTTCCGTCCGTGCCCGCCACCGTGCAGGTGGCCGGCACGTCCACGGTGGTGGACCCCGCCGGGATCTCCGCATACACGTCCGTGGCGAAGTAGATGGCGCCGGCCGTGGAAACGCGGGTCCCCTGGGGGATCCCGGTGGCCGTGTCCCGCTCCGCCGAAAGGGTAAAGCGCAGGGTGGTGGTGGCCGGCGTGGCCGGGTTCCGGGTCACGCCCTTAAAAATGGCCAGGTTGTCCAGGAAATCCGAATAGGAGTATTTCAGGATACTTTGCTTTCCCTGTCGGTCAATGTACTGCATGGCCTGGTAGATCTGCGCTGCCGCCGCGTAAAGTTCCATACGGTGGACGCTGGACCGCTCCAGGGTCACGGTCTGGCCGGTGGCCTCGGAAATAAAACTTTCATAGTCCGCCACCATTTCCTGCCGCACCTGGTCAATGTCCTTGTTGTCGATGAAAGAAATGTCCGGCAGGCTCTTGATCGCGTTCATTTCGTCAGGCACTTGTGATCACCACCTTTGCAATTAAATTCGCTTGTCCTCCGCTGCTCCATTTGACTTCCTGGACCCGTACCGTGGGGATAAACTTGGCCACCTTCTCCGTGACCTCCGCCGTGTATAGGCTTTTGGCCACCTCCGGCGGCATATCCACAAAGTCCATGTTCAGGCCGAACTCCCGATCCAGGGGCATGGTGCCCTCCCGCGTGGACAGGAGCAGGGCCAGTTGCCGGTCCAGTTCTGCCATGTAGTCGCCGGCGAAGGTGTATTCCAGTTTGAAGTCGTAAACGCCGGTTTCGTTCATGTGTACTCCTCCAGGTTGATGGTCATGGAGGCCCTGGCCAGTTCGCCCCGGTTATACACCACGCCCCAGGTTTCGCTCGATCCGGTCAGGCGGAAGGGGTTGTTTCCCACCGGCCTGTTGCCGATCACCAGGGTTTCCGCCGTGCCGTTCTCCACCATGTTCTCGATGGCCTCCAGCACGTCCCGGGGGCGGACCCCCAGGGTGGCGGAAATGGTGATCGTCAGGCTGGCCGTCTGCAGGCCGGCGCCTAAAAACTCCGGCTTTGGCTTGACCCCCTGGGGTTCGTGGTTGGCCCACCGGCTCGTGATCTCCCGGGTCATTTCCGAAAACGTAAAAACCCGGTCGTCGCTCACCTCAAAAACGATCTTTCTTCCCAGTGTTCCGATGGCCATGGTTTACCCTCCGATCCGCACGGTGGCGCTGCCTCCGGTGATGGTCCCGCTCCCGCTATGGGGGGCCAGGGCGTCGCCGGTGCGGGCCGCCGCTTTTCCGTTGATCCGCACGGTTCCGCTGCCTGCCGCCACCGCACCCCGGCTGGATCCACAGCACCCGTCCCGCTCGGTGGTGATACTTCCCACCGTCGCGGCCGCCAGGCCGTTCACCCGCACGTCCCCGGAACAGGCCCCGGAGATCTCCCCGGTGAATGGCTCGGGGGAGTGTGGGGGGACGTGCCCCGAATGTTCCCCGGCGGTGGTCCCGTCCACCGCGTCCGTCAGTCTTGCCGCGTTTGGCATGGTTCCCGCCTCCTTTTAGTTCAGGTCGATGGTAGCGCCGTTGATGGTGATGGCCCCGCCGGCCTCGATATTGATGGCCCCGGTGCATTTGATGGTCAGGGTGCTGCCGTCGTACCGGATCATGGCGTCCCCGGGGTTCTGCCCCAGGTCCTTCCGGTACAGTGTGGCCCCGCCCTCCGGCGGCGCGTTCTTCTCGCTCCACGGACGGCCCATGACCACGCCGGCCTCCGTCCCGTTGGACAGGTGGACCACAAGGACCTGGGACCCCACCGGGGGCATTTTGTACTCATGGGAGAGAAGGGGGATCAGGCGCGTCACGTCGTCGTCCTTTTCGTGGTACACCACCCGGGCCATGCCCTTGGCGTAGTCGATGGACGATATTTTCCCCAGGCGAATTTCTCCCTTCATTGGTTCCTCCTTACTCGGTCAGGGCGTTGGCGGCATTGATCAGCAGCCGATCCAGCCACGCCAGGGCGCTGTGCTTGCTGGCCCAGTAGTCCGGGGAGTTGATCACGCCGGTGCGGGTCAGCACGTCCAGGGCGTCGTCCACGGTGGTGATACTGCTGCCGCCCAGGTTGGTCTTGATCCGGGTGGCCATGTTCAGGATCAGGCCGTCCAGGTTGGCCACGTCCTTGTAATGCTGCACCCAGTATTCCGGGCTGTCCATGACGCCCACCGCCGCCAGGCGCTCCGTGGCGTCCTTGATCACTTCCTCGGTCATGGCCTCCACCAGGGACAGTTCCATGTCCATGGTGTATCCTCCGCCCACCGTGTGGGTGATACTGTCGATAAAATACTTGCCGGAGAGGCGGCCGATCCCCACCACGGTGACGCACTGGCTGGCCACCAGGTCCGGCCGCCCCATGATGGTCAGGGACAGGGTGGTGGCGCCGTGGTTGGCGTTGGCCACCGCCGCCGTGATCTTGCGCTCCGCGTCGGCCTTGTTGTCGGCCTTGCCGGATTGTTTCAGGATCCGGGTTCCCGTCCCCACCGTGACCTTGATCTCCTCCTCGGTGTTCGGGTCCGTGTAGGTGTATTCCCCGCCGGTATAGGTCCCGTCAAGGGTGGTATTCCAGGAACCGCTTTCGATCTCGCTTTCCCGGATGGTGCCCGCCACGTCCCGCTCCTTGTACTGCTCCCGGTCGTACACCACGATTTTTTGGGCGTACACCTTCATGGAAAGGCCGTATTCCTCGCACAGGCTCATATAAAACTCGCAGTCCGTTTGCTCGGATTGCTCCACGCTTTCGACGGTAATGGGTTCCCCCTCCACGTCCCAGGTCAGGGTAATGCCCGCCCTGTCCGCGATCTCGTTTCCTATGGCCTGCAGGGTGGCCTTTTCCCAGGTCTTGGTCCGCTGCGTCGCCCGGAAAGCGCTATCCGCCGGCACCGACACGGCCGAAATGGTCCCGGTCATGGGCCACCACGAAAAACTGTAATTGTCCAGGATGAAAAATCCGCAGTCCAGTGTCCGGTTGTCGCCCTCCCGCTCCCAGTCGTACACCTTAATGGCGGCCGTCAGGGTGTCCCCGGTTTTCGGCATCCACGCCGTGGTCCATTGGCGGTCCCGGTCGTTCATGCTGATCTCCAGGCTGTCCGCCTCGCCGCTGGCCGCGTCCGTATAGGTCACGGTGGCCTTGTAGCCCACCATTTTGCTGGTGACGGCCGCGCCGTTCCAGGTCAGATCCGTTTCCGCTCTCCGTGTCCTCATGCGGTGGTCCTCCAGATCGGCGCGTTGGCCAGGTCGTCGTCCTCCGGCAGGTCCGGCGTTTGGAGGACCACCCCCGCGTCAAACACGAAGGTGTCCAGGTGCGGGAAGTTGGCCTGCATGAGAAAGCCGGTATATTTCACGTCGCCGTACACCCGGAACGCGATGGCGTCCCAGGCGTCGCCCTGTTTCGTCGTATAGGTCTTTTCCATGGCGCCCTCCTTACCCCATCGCAGGCTCCGGCTTGAATTTCTTCCGGCGCTCCTCCGCTTTCAGGCGCTTATACAGGCGCTTGAACTCCTCGAAGGAGATCCGGGTGGCCTCCTCCACCTCCTCGCGGTCCGCTTTGCCGTAGAAGTTCAGCACGGGGGAGAATACGATGGTTTCCCCGTCGCCGCCCTCCTGGCCGTCTGTGCCGCCGGTCGGTTTCGGTTTCTTGGTGTATTCGTCCAGCAGGGCCGCCAGTTTGGACAGTGGCATGACGGCCTCCGGTTCCCCGCCCTCGCCGATCTCCGCCAGGGTGGGGGAGGTGGCCACGCCGCCCTCCGCCAGTTGCGGGATCGTGGGGATATTAAAGCCCAGGGTTTTGCCGCCCACGCCCGGCACCCAGTCCGGGATCGTCACGGAAATGCTGTTGATCTTGGAAATAACCCAGTTAATGGCAGAAATAACCCCGTTGATCGGCGCCTTGGCCAGGTTCACGATCATGCCGAACAAATTTCCGAAGATGTTTACAATGTTCTGCCAGGCCGCGCTCCAGTTGCCGGAAAATACGTTGCTGATAAAGTCGATGATATTTTGAAAAATCGCTTTCACGTTATCCACCGCCGCCTGGATACTCTCCCACCATCCCTGCAGGTACGCGCCCAGCATGGGGAATTTTTGGCCGATGGCCGCGATGGCATTTCCCACCATGTTGGAAAAGTTGGTCCAGATCTGGTTCACGGTGTTGCCGAAATTCACCAGCCACGCCTTTACGGTGTCCCAGTTCTTATACAGCAGGGCGATGGCCCCCGCCACCGCGATGATGATACCCAGCGGCCCCGTCAGGATGGATCCGAACCGCTGAAATGCTGCGGTGACTTGCGCGATTTTCCCGGAGGATTGCAAGAGGGCCATAAAGGTCTTGGCGGTCTTAAATGCGTTCATGGCCGTGGTCACGGCGCCGATGGCCGGCCCCAGCACCCGCAGGGCCGCCGCCACGGCCAGCACCGTCCCCTTATGCTCCCACAGGAAGGACAGGAACGGCTTGGCCTTTTCGTATGCCTTGCCCGCCCAGTTTGCAAAGTCGCGGATCCCGTCCACCAGGACCGGCAGGCCGTCCGAAATGGCCCCGCCAGCCCAGTCGGCAAAGTCCCCGGCGATCTCTGCGATCACTGGGGACACCTCCTCCATGGCCTCCGTGATCTCCGGCATACTGTCCATAAGGGATTGATACACGGCGTCCGCCGCCGGCAGCAGGGCCACCTCCATCTGGCGGCCGATCCCCTGGATCGCGCTGTCCAGGTCGTTGTACTTGACCTGGTTGATCTTCTCCAGGGCGCCCTCGGTATCGTAGGCGGCCTGGGACGCGCCGGCCATGGCCTCCATGGCCTCCGTCCCCAGGTCCTCCCACATGGTGCCGAACAGGGCCACGCCCAGGGCGTCCCGCTCCACCTGGTCGTCAACGGCCATAAGGGTGTTGATCACGTCAAAAAATGCTTTGTTGGCCCCCTCGCCTCCGGCGGCAAAGGTGGCCATGATGTTCTCCGCGTTGTACCCCAGGGACGTGAACGCCTCCACCGTGCTGTCGCTCCCGTCAATGGCCCGGATCGAAAACTCCTTGATGGCGTCGCCCACCTTGTCCAGGTTCCAGGCGGTTCCGTCCGCCCCCGCCTGGAGAATGTTAAACATTCCATCCGCGTCAAAGCCCAGTTTTGCAAACTGGGAGGAATACTCGTTGATGGTGTCGATCAGTTCCCCGGAGTAGTCCAGGCCGTTTTGTGCGCCGGCCGCGATCAGGCTGAAAGCCTCCTCTGCGGAGGAACCGAAGTTCTTTCGGATGGCCTCCGCCGCCCTGGTGCTTTCCGCCACGTCGTACTCGAAAGCGTCCCGCAGGGCCAGGGCG